CCCAGATGTTAAGCCTGAGTCGGTAATTGAAGTGCCTGCAATAGAAGTAAATGAACCTGCTAGTGGTGTAGAAGTTCCTATAATTACGTTATTAATCTGATTGCCACCACCTGCTACTGTGCCCCCAAGCGTGAATGCTGGTATGGTTCCCGCACTAGACGGGCTACCCAATGCCCCGCCGTTAACTACAAAAGCACCTGCTGAACCGGTATTAACACCTAACGCAGTTACTACACCTGTGCCGGTTGTAATGGTGCTAGGCGCTACGCCAGCGCCGCCGCCGATGACCAATGCATTAGCTGCAAGTGCCGCCGAAGTAGCCCATGTGCTAGCGCTTGAAAAGTAAGGGATACCGCCGCTTGTGCCAGCAATAGTAAACGCGGGTGTGGTAGTAGCCGTGGCCACTGAGACAATGCCGCCGGTCCAGCCAACGCTAGTAACCGTGCCAAGCGCTGCATCAGTAGACCAACTTGGAACCCCACCGGATACAATAAGATGCTGACCGGCGGAACCAATAGGCAACTTAGCTAAAGTATTAATAGCGCTAGCGTAAATAATATCGCCAGCAGCATACGACGTTTGCCCCGTGCCACCTTGATCGTAGGCTAAAGTGCCAGAACTGGTCAGCCCTTTAGAGGCGTCAGTGAATACCGGCTTGCTAGCCGTTAAGCTAGACACAATAGGTTGAGCGGTAAATGTTGCTACGCCAGTAACACCTAATGTGCCGCTCAATGTTTGGCTAGCAGCTCCAATAGTGCCTGTTAGCGTTGGGCTGGCGGACAATACGTTATCGCCAGTTCCAGTATTTGTTACGCTAACTAAACCTTTGCTAGCGTCAGTGGCCACCGCGGAGGAAGCAGTTAAGCTAGATAGTATTGGCTGGGCAGTAAATGTTGCTACGCCAGTAACACCTAATGTGCCGCTCAATGTTTGGCTAGCAGCTCCAATAGTGCCTGTTAGCGTTGGGCTGGCGGACATAACTACGCTGCCGGTTCCAGTTATAGCATTAGATACTAAACCTTTAGACCCGTCGCTAAATACCGCTTGAGATGCGGTTAAACTGGATACTATGGGTTGAGCGGTAAATGTTGCTACGCCGGTAACGCCAAGCGTTGTGCTAGCGGTGATAGCTTTAGCGGCCAATGTAGTGTTGGCAACGGTTAGTGTTCCGGTAGCGGCGCCGATATTAACGGCAGTGGCCGCGCCAAAAGCATTAATAGTAGTAGCGGTTGTATTTAGTAACGCAAACGTAGTAGACGGTGTGGTTACGCTAGTTGTTAAAGCAGGCGATGTGCCAAATACAAGTGAGCCGCTTCCTGTTTCATCAGAGACAGCAGTTATTAGATTAGCAGAAGTTGGGGTGGCTAAGAACGTAGCTACGCCGGTGCCTAGCCCGCTAATACCGGTGCTAACAGGTAAACCAGTAACATTAGACATTACGCCAGATATGGGGGTGCCCAATGCAGGGGCTACTAAAGTTTTATTAGATAATGTTTCAGTTCCAGCTAAGGTAGCTAGAGTGCCGCTGACCAACGGCAAGGTAAGAGACGTAGTAGCGCCTTGCACTAACGTAGTATTATAAGCGCCCGTAGTAGCAAAATCGCCTGCAAGAGCTAACGCGCCTGTAGTTACTGTCACCGCTGTGCCGCCTGCGTTAACAACGAGCGCTTTGTTGCCATTGCCTGAAACTGTAGGTAAAAGATTAAAACCGGCGGTGATTAAGTCTAATTCAGACCGCAATGCGGAGGATGAACCCGGCGCGCCTACAGTTGGGTAGGTGCCGTGGTTATAATAGGAGTTAGCCATGTGTTACCTCAATCCGCGTCGCGGGGTGTAGTGATAAATAATACTATTAATAGTAAACGGAAAAATATAATCTGTCGTAGAGCTAATCGTTGCTTGTATATTTTCCGCTGTTCCTGCTATGTCAATTTCTGTTGGGGCTAATGTAACCCCGTCCCACACAAACGCGTCCCAAGTAAATACATCCCAAGGCACTGCACCAGAGAAACTAGACTCATACGAAACAGTGCCGGGTTGGTCATACTCAGGAGAACTGTAGCCAAAATTATAACCAAAACTTAGCGCGGCGTAATAGTTACTTTGCATTTCAAGACTTGCATGGCGCCACTGCTTTAACAACCGTGGGGAGCCAGCAAAATCATACGCTAAAGTGACAAAGGCTTCAATATTATTGCCGTCAAAAGAGGACCCAACGTCTAGCTGGTGGACGTAACCTGCGTCTGCTGCGCCAAAATACGAAACTTCCGCGCCGGCAAAAGTTTCACCTTCCCAAGCGCAATACACTGGATGGTCAAAAAACACGGGGGCGGACCCCATAAATTTGCCGTTTACTATGGTTAAGGAAAGCCCATATCCGTCGTTAAAAAATACGCGGTATTGATTTTTTTCACGAGATACTGTTGAGTATGAAACTTTAGTTCGTTTTTCCGCAATAAACGCTTTAATGTTTTGCGTCAAGCAGGCCGAAGCAAAGTTACCAAAATTTAAAGTAGTTTGTACTGAGAACACGCCACGATCATCAAATATGTAAGTATCCGCCATATTTTGTGCGGAGTAATCTCTAGCACCTACCCCGCTGTTATATGTGACAAAGTTCCACGTAGCAGCTGAAGTGCCGTATAACATAGATGTACTGCCTTGCCCCGTAACAACTAAAGTAGCAGTATTTTGGTTACCCGGTAATACTAGCATGTTAGACACGGTATCTCCAGTAGCTATTTCACCGCCACCGTCTACCGCGCCCCATCTAAACGGAGTGCCTACACCAGAGTAAAATATAGAGCTTTGAATAGACACAAACAAATAATTTTTATGAACTGCAATATGTTTAGGAGCGTCTGGGGACGCGCCGGTAGCAATTGGCACCAATGTAGTGCCATCAAATTCAAACGCGCGGTTTACGCCGTCGCATCCGTATATGCGTAACGTGCCTAATTGGCCGGAAAAATTACCAGAAACAAACTCAAATTTACCGCCGGTAGCAAGAGTAATTGCGGTTTGAATACCACTAAGCGTTACCGTAGCTCCGCCGGTTAACGTAGCCGCGCCGGCGGCAAAGTTACCCCCTACCGGATTGGTTATAATAAACGCGCCGGCGGCAGTTCCTGTCCACACTCCGCTGCGGGTAACTACTCGTCTAACAGTAGCCGTCACGCCTCCTTGAGTCAAAACGGCCCCGTCGGCGGGAGTAGCAGTGCCGCCAGCGGTAAACACAACTTCATTGTAAAAAGTAACTTGCACCCAGCCAGAAGCAGAAGATTTGTACATGTTTACGGCAGTGCCACCAACATTAGCTCTAAAAGCATATACGTTATCTACACCTGAAAATACAGCGCCAACTACACCTAGCACAGCACCAGACCCCGGCACAGGTTGTATGTCATCGCGGTATTCGTCGGCGGCTAAATTTAAATACTGCGAGTTTTCTACCGAAGTAGGCGCTACAGTTTGCGTAGTTGCCGTGCCTACAACAACTGGCCCCGGCGTAGTAATTTGATGGGTTTCGTCAAAAAATCCAGTAACTTTAGTAACCACCATAAAATTTGAGCCAACATAAACAATAACGCCGGTAGCTGCGCTAGTGGCTTGGGTAATAGTTTGATTTGTAGACGGGGTATTAGTAAAAGAAGTAACTTGTACAATTTTATACTGAGCATCGCTAGGTCTAGCTTGCCCATCATATCGTTCGTAACCAGCAATACGGGAATACCCACCATTAGTAGCTATTTCAAAATTTTGCCCATTACGAAAAGCACCCGGCCGTAACAAAAGTGAGGGGGTTGCTATATCGTAACCCCCTACTAATGGAATTGACTGATACTTTACCGGGGACATTTTTAGCATAAGGCCCCGCCCCATGTCGTTTCAGGAACGCGGTCAGCCGTCATACGTCGCATTAATTTACCAAACTCTAGTTCACCACGTTGGTATACTTCGGGTGCGGATTCGTAAGCGCCGTAAGCCATCATGGCGCGATAAATAATAGCCATGTGAAACTGCGTAGGCAAACTAGGAATATCTGCATCCGCGCTCATTTCATACGGAGCGGTAAAGTAATCGCCCGTTATAGTGTAACCAGCAATAGGTGGTGGTCCTAAACATACGGACTTATCCGGCGCTATTGTCATTTGCAACGGTCGAGTAGTAGTATTTCGCAATGCGCCGTACATGTAAGAGTCACGCCAAGTATCATAATGGATATAGTCCATAAATACTTCACTGCGCGTGCCTACAGACGTAACATAGTTACGAAACGTGTCTCTAGCCCATTTACCAAAGGTAGCGGTGCTAACACCTACTTGTCCTGTACCGGTACCCAAAGCGTATGTAGCTTGGCTTGTCACCGTGGTAAAGGAGGCGCTAGCCCGCATCCAATCCCAATCCTGATGGGTGGTCTGGATATCCATCCATGCAGTGTTAGTCCAATCTACAATACGTTTTAAGTTACCAGTTTGAGACACTACCGTGGCGGGGCCAGAGCCGGAAATACCGCACTCTTGGCGTAGCCTTTGACAAAGCGCCAAAAAGTTCATAAGTTATCCTAAACGGCGGCGTAACTCAGTTGCCCATTCCGCCCCCCGTGGGTTGCGGTCTTCAATAATAGAAAACAACGCGGTAGACGTAGTACTACGTTCAATGATGTTTTGTGGGTCTTCATTGTCGCGCTCAATCACGTTTGTATTGACTGAATCACGTTTAGAACGTAACAGCACTTCTACGTATTTACGTTTGGTTGTTAACATTTGAGAAACAGGAAGATAACCAAACTCAACCCATTTTCCATTAACTAAGACTTCAGCGCCCTTGCCATTAACCCAACATGGCACCCATTTAGACGCAAATTTTTCGGCCGATGGCTCAAGACGAATAGTAACTGGCTCTTCGTTAAAAGTCAGTTCATCCAAGTAATCAGATTTTTCAACAGTATGCGCGACAATAACATCTGACTCATGGTCATGAATGTCTAGAATGTCGGCTTTTTGTTCGATAGGTATATCACCAACATGAAGTTCACGGCGATTTTTACGAACAGGGGTATCTGCTGCGTTCATTAATAAGCTCCTTAAATGAAACAACGGGGAGAGGATTCCCCCCGCTGTGTGTCTACATTACGAGATTTGCGGACGATCAGGAAGCATAGAAACATTTTTGATCGTGCTGCAAGTAATACCAGAAGCTGTCCAACTGGTGGTGCCGGGAGTGAATGAAGCGCCGGTAGGCGAAACACGCACTAATTGGTAGCCAATAGCACAGAAGTCATCAGGCAATGCTGGGAACTGAGGCGAGTTTATAAACGCGCCAACAGTGGTGGTTACACCGACAGCAGTTGCTACAGATGGGCCTTGCACTAGCTTGATAGCGCCAGCAGCATTAACACCGTATACCAACGCGCAGCAGTTGTTAGCCAGCACAGCATTAAATGCTACGCCAGTAACTGCATCGGTGGTAGGAGTAGCAGTATTGGTCTGAGCGGTTAAGCCCGTAGCAAATTTGCCATTAATAGAACATACGGTAGTTGCAGTGGTGGTATAGGTGCTGGTGGTGCCAGCAACAAGACCTGCGTTAACAAGATTGATGGTAAGTCCAACAGGTTGTGTAAAAGTTGCCATGATTCAATTTCCTTTAAATGGGTTGGCAGTTCAGGATTGAACGCCGTGGTTCCATTAATAAATTACACTAACACGGTAGGATCAAACGGTCCTACAGGGCTAACGTATACGGTTGTTGCAGTGTCAAGTGCAGTGGTGCCACCAACAAAAGTGCTTGCGTAAGTTACGATTAAATAACCAACAAGTGCTTTACCTTGCGGGAATGGAGGAAACTTAACGCCTGCAAGTGTAGTAGCTTCAGTGCCCATAGCAGATGTTACCACGCTAGCCGAGTCAATAAAAAATGCATATATATTGTACGAAGCTGCAGTGATAGAACCTGAAAGAGCGGGCATATCGGTGCTAGCTGCAATAGTAACTGGAACACCGCTAGCAATACCTTGAAAAGCTACCGTGCCAGTTTTTGCCAATGTGCTGCCGCCAGCTTTAATTACTAAACCGGCAGTGCTAGTAGCCAAAGAACTAAATCGATCCACAATAGGCAGTAAAACTTGCCGAATTGCATTACGGTCACGCTCCGCAGCTACGCCCGATAAATAACGAGTCATAGTGTCTAACATAAGAATCTCCTTAAATGGAGCCGATCTCTCGGCCCCAAACGGTTAGGCTAACGATTTAGAACCGACGTTTCCGACAGCCATCCAGCCTGCATTTTCAATCATAACGGCTTTCCACCAGATAGTACCGGCGTAACCGCGCTGACCAAACGGATCGGACTTTGACTTTACGCCCGGGGGAATAAAGGTTGGGTCCATCGCTTCTTTACCGCGAACTGCAATCTGACCCCAAGCATCCTGAGCGGTAACAATGAACGGGTAAACGTCAATGCTAGTGCCGGTGGTTGAGTAAAGACCAGTCGCGCCAATAGCAGCGCCGCCGTCTTGAACAGAAGGCAAGTCAGGAGAAGTGATAAATCGAAAACGCTCGACTTTACCAATTTCGTTAGGCATAGGCGTGCCAGATGCATACTTCTCAGCCGGGATGAAGCCGGGGATATCACGAATGTCCGGTTCCAAATCGGTATGGCAGTATACAGTGTAGCCTTCAGCAACCGCGTCGGTGCCGTAGTTGCCAGAAGCTGACAGCATTTTGTTAACTGGTTTACCGTGGTTGGCTTGCAAGTTCTTAGCAATCTTACGAACTAAGTTCAAAGTCAACGCGCCGTTAACTGTAGCTAACGTGGTGCCCGTGCCGCCGTAGTACTGGTTAGTACAAGCCCGCAAAGCACCGTAGATGATCATTTCGTTAACAAACGTAACGCGTTCGCCAACTTGTTCGATCATTTGCTTAGGGATGTCATCCTCGTACAAATCGTAAGTCTTGTCAGTAAAACCATACAGGCAAGAATACTGTTGCATAACAACTGTAATATCTACAGGAGTGATGCTATCTGGCGTTGGGGTAACGCCCTCAGACGTTAGATGTGCTTGTGCAATTGCAGCATCGCGGTTACCCGTGCCGTCTTGGAAAAAACGGTTTTGAGTATTAGCGTTGGTAGCAGTGCCGCCATAAGGTAACCAGCGACGAGCAACATACGTATCACTGTTGTTCTTAGGCATCTTAACTTGACGTCCTGCCCGGCCTAAACATTCAAGGGGTACTGCATGGGCAAGAATTTGGCCCTTGAATTTGTTAATCCGCCCGGCGGTTAGGGCAAAGGTTTGCATAGTCATTTTTAAATCTCCAATTATCTACCGGTAAATCCGGCGTTAAATTCATCATCGGCGTTGGTTGCCGCGGGTGGGCCACCATCACCTCTAGGGGTAACAGCATCTCTTATAAGATTTTGTCTAGCCGAAGGTTTAGGTTTAGGTGCATCAGATGAAAACTTCTGAATAGAGCGGGCAATTATTGCGGCAGAATTAGTGCTATTTAACTTTTGCTGATAGCTTTCATCTTGCTTTGATAACCACTGGCGGTATTCATTGTTTGACTCTGCGTCGCCTACAATAGTCCTCCAATCAGGATACTCGTCTTCAAGAGCTTCGATTTGTAGTGCAATTAATCGAGAATTAACTTGTCCATCTACATCTATTGGCTGGGGCGCCGGACCAGTTCCCTTTATGGTTTGTGCAAATTTCTTAAGAGTCTTCAGTTGCAATTCTGCAAACTCAGGGAAATCTTCGGCCATATCGGCAACAATATCCTCGGTCAGTTCAACATCTTGACCAGACGGTGTAGCTGATGCTAACTGCGTAAGCGTTCGTTCAATACCGCCCATCTTGCCAAAAGCTGTATCAAATCGTTTTCCAAATGTTTCCCGCATTTCTTCAATACGTTTATCATTCTCCTGAAAACGCTTTAAATCCTCTTCTGTAATTTGAGCGTATTTAACAGGTTCGGGTGTGTCCTCTTTTACCGGCGGCGTAGCCGTGGGTTCAAGTAAGTCAAAACCAGCGTTAAAATCCTGTTGGTCGTTCGATTCAGCAGTTACTGCTTCCATCTTTAAGCCTCCACAACACAAGCTCCGTTAGGAGCAAACAAACAGACGGCCTCTCGGTGGTCTGCCACTATTCTTGCACGGGCATTTTGGCGCCATGCCCAAGTAATCCTTTAACTTCAGCTATTTGGCCCCGGATAGTCGCAGTCTGCGTCTCATCTAAAGCCCCGTCATTTTTAGCCCGAAGTATTCCTAATCGTTCCGTTAAATGCTTTTCAATCTTCAACCAGAGTGGATGATATCGTTCGCCGTCTGTAAGGGTCACGCCAACCTCTCGAGTTTATAAATCACATGTAAGTATGTAGCTGTTAACCCGTCAACTAGATTTGATAGGCTGTTAGACCCTATGCTAATCAATTCACGGTTTGCTTCAATCCAATCTGCTTCGTCTTTGAGCCAGTTCAATAAATCTGGCACATCGTCTGCCTTAATGATATCAGGGTCTACCAAAGTTCCCAAGCCTTGATACGTTTCGACAATTGTATCTATTTGATCTGGCAAGGCTTCGTAGAATTCTCCCAAAGCGGTATGCTGAGCAAAGCTAGAAGTGCGCCAATGGGCACGATGGGTTATATCCCGTGCGGCAAATACTCGGCCAATCAATTCATTAATCATAGTTCAAACGCCTTTCCGGTAGGTGCCCGCCCCGGTGGTTCAACCGCAGGCTTAGCAACTTGTGGTGTACGATGTTTTTCTAAATCAACTGCATGACCTATACCCGCCAATTGTTTCTGTGCAGTTAATGTCATAGCCGTTTTAGCCAACATAGCTTTTACATTTTCTAAGCTAATCTGATGCTTGTTAGCGTAATCCAACATGGCCAACTCACGCTTAACTTCAATCTCACGCATCCTAGCTTCATTAGCTCCGCGAGTGCGTTCTTGCTCAGCCTGCACATAGACGGTATCCCGATCGGTATCCACTTTAACTTTTTGCAAGGATACTTTACGATCTTCAGCACTGTCTTGTTGCGATGCAACAATTTTAGCTTTGTCCACTTCAGCACGAATAGCAGCGGCTTGAACGGCGGGTGCTTGGGGTGGTGGTTGTTTAGCCAACTCAGCCATCTCTTCTTCAGAGTATTGCAACTCGCGTGGGTCAAGACGTTTAGACTTGGCCATCAACTTAAACCATTTCTTGGGGTCCATACCAAAGGCAGGGTCTTTAACCATTTGGCCCATTTGCATAATGGTTTGATCTTGAATAGCCCGCTCAACTAAAGCTACCGAACCGTGTGCGTTAATCTGAAAGTCACCCTTCTCATCTTCTGGCACATTAGGATCAAGCAATAACCATTCGTAGTATTGCCGAATAACAGGCTCGGTAACATATTCATCAAACGAATACCCGATAGCTCGCAGTAACTGATTGGCATTGTTGTTTTGTAGTTGCGCTGCGCCAAATGTATCTGGCGTAGTCTTGCCTGATTGGCCTTGTGTAATCAATGGTATGGATGTGGACTCTTCCGCTAACCTAAATGCATACTCCACAATGGACATCAATTGCGGCGTCATGTTAGGAATGACTACGGAAGTAAAGGCTTTACGCACATCGTCTGACACGGAGTCAGCCACCTTATACCAAATCTTGTCGGGCAACAACGTCCAACGGCCATCAGCGGGAATGATAGCCCCTTGGTCTATAATGAATTGGCAACCTGCTGATTTACCAGCATTGTTTAGAAGTGCCCGTGTAGCCGCGTTTACCATGCGCTGTGGCATTCTAACCTGTTCGCTAATACCTACCCCTACCCAATTGCCGGAACGTCGTTGCCACGGCACAGCATGGTAGGGAAACTCACCAGAGTCTAAGGGATTAATCGACGCACGAATGACAGAGTCATTAACTAAAGTAATCAATGCATAAACTTCTTGCCTTTCGCTGTCGGTGGTAGAACCTTTACGACAGACTTCCATCTCTTCACGCTTAAGAGTGCCGTAGTAATACCACACTTCAAAGCGGTGCTTCTCTGCCCGCTCTTCAGGGCGTGCAGGATTATCTATACCAATTTTGTTAGGGCCTTCTTTAAGAACTTTATCAATCTGTTCAGGTATGTAGCCGTCTAAGTTCTTTAGCTTTCTTAACTGCCGCGCCGATAAGTAATCACGTTCAAATATGTAATCACCATCTTGAATGTTTTCACCGCACCCGGGGTCTGGAAATACATTCCAAACATCTACCCACTTAGCTGCGGGTATTATTTTCTCTTTGATTTGTAATACGTTTTTGCTTAAAGACATCCCTCGCATTACTTTAGGAAAGGGAGCTTTTAGCACACCTACTCCAAGTCGGGCTGCGTCAAATATAACTTTACGAGCTTCGGACTGATACTGGCATTCAATCATCCAATCGTATATGCGTTTCTCAGCGGCTTTAGCTTTAGCTTCGGCAACTTGACTTTTCTCTTCGGCCAAATCTTTTACTGTTAATGGGCGTTGTGGTTGCCCTTCTGCCGCCGGTTTTTCTAACGGAACCCCGTTATGAACAACCTGAGATAAGTCTTTCTTACCTTTAATTAAATCAGGTATAGGTGTGGGCTGTATGCTGAAAGACTTGTCGTCGATAGGTAACAGAATCTCACCTAGCTTAGCGGCGCCTGCGTCTACGTAGCGGGAAGTCAGTCTAACATAAGCGGTAGACTTAACTTCCTCACCTGTCTCACGACGTGATGTGGTGATAGGGCCATCCATACTGGTTGGCTTCATCCAGTGTGCTTTAGAAAACTCACCGCGGTTAGCCGCATCAATACCTAAGTAAGCGTCTTCAGCGTCTAGCCATACATCTTCAATGCCTGATTGTTTACGAGATGCCTTGGCTTCGTCCCTACGATGGGCAATAGAAACTCCAATAGAATCAAGAACTTGTTTATTACCAAGTTCATGTTCATCCAAAAGTGCTTGGACTTCTTCAGGCAGATCGTTCAAATAGGTACCTCTTCCCAAGTAAAGGAGATTAAGTACGCAGCAGTGTTAGCAGCGGAACTGTAAGTGGCCAAAAACCGACCCGGCATAATAATGATGTCACCGTCGGAATCAGTTTCAACCATACCGGTGGATGCATACCCTGTAGTGGCTACTGTGCCAAATGAACAAAGTGGCTGGATAAATACCGGTGTGGCGGGTAGTGTTAAGCCGGCGCTTGCGGTTACCGCAGATGCTACCGATGACCCAAATTTTCTATTGACCGGTGTTAGCGATGCAGTTATTGCCCCCGCGCCTGTCATAATACCTAGCACAGTAGCGGCGGAAGATGCAGCAGTTTTGCCTACGCGTATATGCCTAAGCACTAAGTTAACAACGCTGGCTGCTGGGTTACCAACAACTAACCCGGTGAACGTAGTAGAAGTTCCGGCGGATAAAGCAACGGCGGATGAGGTACATACAGAAAACATATCGTCTCTGTAAGTAGATTCGTAACCAACTCCGTGCAAATCAGATGTAATAAACTCGCCCGTGTTGCCTAAACGAGCAAATGATTGGCAACCATCCGGCATAGATGTAGCTTGTGTTGGGCCTACTTGCCCGTAAATTTGGGTTCTATCCATTATCCTAGCGCTCCCATAGAGGCGTCAAAAGTTGAAAATGATGGCAATCGCGGCGGGGGCGCTCGATCTCCTGCATTGCGAATCTTATCTACAATCATAGCCAACCCCCTAAAAGCATCTGCACCGTGACTATATTCATCATGCACTGGCGTTGCCGGCTCACCTGTTGATACGGGGATAGAACGACGGTAACGCTTTAAGCAATTCACTAATCTATCACATTTTACCTCATCCATATAGACCCGAGGAAATAAACTACGTACCGCTCGTATGCCAACTTCAATATCACCGCGTGGCATAACCTCAACCTTACGCCCAAACGATCTAACCACTTGCGCGTCGGTCTTGCCAGTTTGCCCGCGCGTCTGCCCGCCATCATGCGGCAGGTAGTCAACACCCCAAACATACCTTCTTTTCTGCAACTCCGCTACCCATTCTGGCACAGATTTGTATTTTCCTTCCATATATTCCAACACGCGGACTTCTGAATGCAATCTTTGTAATAGAATTATAGAGTTTGCATCGTTCCAACCCAAATCCCATACGGTGTGTACGGGTAGCCCGGGGTCATACGGCACTGGCCTAACGCGGCCATCTTCTAGCATTTCGGTAACTTCACGCGCATAGATTGCACCAGCAACCACGCTCATGCACATACCTTCCCAAATATTATCATAGTCGGCGGGGTTATACTTTTGGCAGTGCAAGCGTTCGGCTTCCAGTACATCAGGAAACCAAGGGTTATCGCTGTAATTCATTTTGCAGACAAGCGCGTTATCTGGCGGTTGCTGCACAAACCGAGTCCATGTATTGTCTGTATCTAAGGCTGGGTTAAAGCTGACCCATATTTCGCTTTCTGGCGCGCGGATGGTAGGTGTTAAAATATCCCATGACCGTTTTGATACGGTTTGAGCTTCCTCTACCCAGCAGATGTTCACACCTTCGTATGATTTTATAGACTCGATTGTATGCCCGGCCAAGCCAGCAAAAATGAATTCAGTACCATTCCTACCTCGTATTTCCGATTCAAGAATAGTGTAGAAACCGCCGAGCCCCATTTTTTGAATTTGGTCAGACAATAGTCGATGCACGGAGTCTTTAATAGATCGTTGAAACTCACGAGCGCAAAGAATACGAAGTTCGTTTGCAGCGCCCAGCGCCACAAGAGTACGGGCAAATGACCAACTTTTTCCAGACCCTCTACCACCGTAAGCCACTTTATACCGATTAGGCTGCAATAAAAAGCTAAGTTTTTTCGGTAGTTCAAGGACGGAGTCGCTCATTTTTTCTTTGCAGATTCTTTAAACGCTTTAGCTGTAGGTGCCCCAGCAGTGCCGGGCTTCCGCATTTTTTCTTTACTGCCTGCGGCTATTCGTGCGCGTTTAGCATGGATGTTAGCATAGAGTCCGGGTTTAGTAGCCATAGTTAGCACTTCCATCTTTTAAGTGACGCCTTAGCGCGTTCGGCGGGGCCTTTAGCATTTTTAACAACACCTTCCATGCGAGCGCAAAAACTAGCTTTCCTACCTTTGTCAGCATCAGTCTTAGGACTAGGCGCTGGCGCTTTTAGATTTGATCCTGTTGCGCGGTTGTATTTCTCACGGCCTTTGGCAGTTAACCCTGCGCCTTTGCTAACTGGCAGTTTTTCACCGCGGCCGACACTTAAAGATACGCTTTTCATTATTACACCAATTTAATTAAGAGTGAAAGGTTTTCACCTTTTTGTGCGTTATCGCGTTCAAACATACCTAAGTGTTTCATTAAGTCATTACGTGCTGCAGCTTTAGACGCCCACTTATACTTTACAGTGCCGTCTTCATTAACGTCAACAGAAGATAACGCCATGCGGGTATCGGCGTCTAATTCGGATACGGGCTTAACGCTGCCATCATCTTTAAATAAACACGCGGGGTCAAACATCATTTCGCGGTAGATATTCTCTGCGGCAAGGTCAGCTGTTAGCTTATACTTTTGTGCTAAGTCTTTAGATATCTCAGCAATTTTTTGTTGCACTTTAGCTTTAGATAAAAGGATTGTAGTGTTTACATTATCCTTATAGCCGGCGGCAGTTGCGGCCGCACGGGCGTTGCCCTTGTTAGCCACATACGCGATAGCAAAACGATCTTGCAAACTTAGTGGGGCGTCATCTTGATCCATGCGTAATAATCCAATCTAAAAAGTCCTTCAGCATTAAACACAAACACTTCATAGTCTATAAAATACAACCCTTTACAGTCTTGCGGTAACGGAGCTATCAACTCAACGGGTATACCTGTCACCCGTTCAATAGCTTCCGTAACCGTTAGCATATTTCCAAATGGCCGTCTTTATTAACTAAGTCTACAGGAGTTTCATCTCCCATCTTTTGAGCGATAGTTTCAAGATGACGACCTAATAGCTGAGCAATAACATGCGCTCTGGATTCATCATTAAAACCATTTTCAAAATGAAACAAGGACACAAAGCCGTCCCCGTCGTCTTTAAGAGTAATAGTAGCAGTCATTAGTACTTAGCACCAAAACCTGCTTCAAATTGACCTTGCTCAGATGCGGCAATAGGATTGGCTTTAATGATCTCCATTACGGCTTTCATTGCGGCGCCTAAACTGTCGTAGGTATCAGCAGGCTCTTCACCAGTGCCAGCTGCATTTTCTTCTTCAGCTTCCATTTGCATTGGCTCTTTAGCTACTGCAAAAGTGCCGTCAGCTTTAACCATTATTTCAATAACATAACCTTGGTCTGCTGCCATGTCAGGTGCGGCCATATCTTCTGGAGCGGCGGCCATATCTTCTGGGGCTGCTGCCATCATACCGGGTGCTTGTGCCATAAAGTTCTCCTTGAAAGTTTGAAGTATTTAGCATTATGTATTTTGTGTCAAGTGTAACGGATACGCAACTTCCAAAATTTGAAAAAAAAAAAAAAAAAAAAAAAAAAAAAAAAAAAAAAAAAAAAAA